ATTCGGCCTTGAACAGTTCGTCCAGGAACACGCGGTCGCGCCAGCGGCGGTAGTCATCCAGCAGGGTCAGCGAACCGATGGACTGGTGGAACATGTTGAGGTTCCCGGTGTCCAGCAGCAGACGCTGCGCGGTCATCAGAGTCTCGCGAGCAATCTTGAAGGTGCTCGGGAGGTTGGCGTTGTTCGGGTCAGCAGGACCGGTGTACTCACGGAGAGACACCAGCACCTTGTCCTTCACGATGGACCGGCTGTTAGCAGTACCGATGGTTTGATCCTGGGTACGCTCACGGTTGGTCTTCGTGCCGGGGTTACCCCAGAAGCGGTAACGGTCCAGTTGAACGGTCTGACCAGGCTGTTTGGTGAAGTCGTGGACAACAACAGGCTCGCAAGCCATTTCCACGATATAAGCCGGATGGGGGCGGTACAGCTCCGCACCCAACAGCTTGGGAAAATCGTTATCAATAAACATGTTGGTTTCTCAGCGTAGGGAAAGCTGATACCTGAGATCAGGAGATCTCAAACTCAACAGCCAAAGCTGTTAACTCTGGAACTGTTGGTTCCATTGAAAAAATTATAGCAATCCTTTATCAATCCGGATTATTAAGCTTCCGGATTTACCATCACGGGATAATTGTATCCGTCCAGCATATTGCCAGCAGAGTACAGCATCGGAGCCATAGCACCCATGGCGTGATAAGGATTCACGTAACCATCCGCTGGTTGCATGTCAATTTTTGCAGCCTGCACTTCTGGATCAATTGCCCCGCCACCAGCTGCTTTCATTGCCAGCAGTGCCCCAGCAGCTTGGGATTCTGCCTGTTTTTTGTGTTCGGACGACTTTTTGACGGCCTTTTTGGCTTTAGATTTGTCCATCAGCGGCTACCTTTTTTCTGGGGCATAGGGGGTTGGATGCCCATCGGCAGTTGACCGGTGGGAGGCAGGAAACGCTGCATCATGTATTGCTCATTAGCAATCGATTGGTTCTGAGCAAATTCAGCGGCACGTTGGAATTGAGGCATCAACAGACCATTACGAGGTAATGGAGAGCCTGGTAAATTCAATTTTAAATACGCAGCCTCAAGATCTCGGGGCATCGGTGGCTGCGGTGCATTGGGATTACCCACTACCGGGGCTTCGGCCGATGCCCTGATTGCGGAATACTCGTCAATGTTGCCAGATTGGACTTGCCGTGCGGTATCGCCAGCACCAAATGCAACGAGCGAAGGAGAGCCGATGGGACCACCTGCAGTCCCGAAACTAGCGAGAAACTGAGCGGCTCTATCCCCAGCGCTTGCTTTTTTTGATGCCATAATAAATCCTTTTTGAATAAAAAAGGGGCAGCGTTTGCTACCCCTTATTTTACATTCTCTGTATTAACGAAATCACTCCATCACCAGGAGCTTTTGGCGGAACACCTCGGGGTTAGCCTGAGCGGCGTTCAGATAGCGCCAGGCATTGCCGGGATCACGCTCGGCCAGGGAGCCAAAGCTGTTCCAGAAGTCCACAGGATTACCCTGGGCTTGCGGCTGGGGAGGAACCGGCATTTCAGGGCGCTGAGGGGCGACCGGACGCTGGAACTGTTGACCCACAGCTTGACCCTGGGCTTGCTGAGGAGCGGCATAGCCGATCTCTTCATCGGGGATCGGATAGGGGCCATTCTCACCGAAGAACTCACAGGTGTAGTCGGCGAGCACGTCGGGATCGGTCAGGATGGTCTCGTAAGCTTTGTGCTCATTCGACAGCTCCTGAAGCAGGTTGACGGCTTCGATCAGCTGGTTGTTGGTGGTGATCAGAGCATCTTCCAGTTGGCAAGCGTAGTTATTGAGGATCGCCGGAACGTCGGGACCGAAGTGGTCAATAACCTCAAGACTTGCTTCGCTTACCCCGTTGGCGCGGAGCTGCTGGGGGCTGATTTCCTGAGAAGTTTGGGAAGAGCCGTTGGAGTAGGCCTGGTTGCTGTTGATCCCAGGCATAGAGGTCGGCATCCCCGCGTTGCTGTACTGGGGAGCCTGCTGGGAAGCGTAGCTGGCCGGATCGACCTGGGGACTCAGATTCGACTGTTGACCCTGGAAGGGGAATTGGACGGGCGAACTCAGGAGCCCCACCACCCGGTTGAACGCTTCCTTGTACGGGTTCTCCGCTTGTTGGGGCGCCTGGGGTGCTTGGGGGTACGACGCTGTAGGGACTGATGGGTAGCCGTTCACCCCCATCTGGGCCTGCATTTGCGGGGCTGGGGCCGCCATTTGCTGGTAAGGCGCCACCCATTGGGAAGTCGTTGAAACCGCTGGCGCTTGAGCCGCCGTCTGCGCCACCGGAGCCCCGTAGCTGATCGGCTGGGTCGGGGATACTTGGGGTGCCGATTGGGTCGGCATTGCGGTATCGGCCTGCATAGGTTACCTCTTTTTGTAGGCTTTCGAGTGTTCGGTAAAGGAAGGGAGTGAGATCGAGTCTCGGATCCGCAGCCATCGGTAAATTCGGTTGCTGCGGATGTGGTGTCCGCATTTCTAGATTTACGAGATCTATAAATGCGGAGTAGGCCCTCTGTACTTCCCCTACCATTCGGAATGGGAAACCGGAGAGCATGCTCGCGATTTCGTCATCCGTTTTTGAAGGGAATAAATACTTCAGTGCTTCAATGCTATCAACCCCTAATTCCTGTAGGTTTCGGGTAAAGATAGACTGGTTGAGTTTATCCTGTGCAGTATCTTCATATACCGGACCCATCCAACGCCAGTTGACGGTTCGATCACCGTCGGGCGCTAATCCAAGAACACCATCAGGAACTTCCTTGGTTTCAATAGCTTGATCAATGGCCTTCTGTAACTTTTTCTCATAAGCAACCTTTTGTTTTTCGTACTTCTGTCGAGCAACTTCATCATCTGGATCTTCAGGGGGTACTGGATATTTAATTCCCGACGCATAAGCAAGGGACTTGCGGAAGATTTGCTCTTCCTGGAAAATCATTAATTCCAAACATTTGCAAATGCCGTATGTGTACAGCATTAAGCACTTTTTCTTAGCAGTTGCGCTTACTCGGCCATATGCAGATTTAATCTCAGTAGCAGTAACGTTAGTAATACTAAGGTCGTCGATACCGCCTAAAGCAAGCCGGATCTCGCTACGAAGTTGTTCGGAGTACCGAGCCTGATCAGTACTAACTGCGTTTGGCGTAATAAAACCGACACGATCCGTAGGCTCCAGGTTGGCGATCACTCGTGGCACCCTCATGCCACTACCGGGGCGTCCGATGTAGCCGGGTGGATTTCGAGTTATGTTGTCTTGTTTGTAAGTAGAGCTAGACAAGAAGAAGTCTGACTTAAAACCAGATTCACTCGAAATACTAGGGCGTTGAGCAACATCTTGATCCCCGCTCTCAACAATATCTTGTTTGGGACGAGACGACAAAAGTGTGGGATTACCGAAAAACGACAGGTTTGCCCGGATATTCTTCACCATCTCATCATGAGCGATGATCTGGTTGGCCATCCAATCAAACTCGCCGCTACCGTCGGTACCGAAAGCATCGGGATTATTAAAGACCTCCACGCATGGAATAAACTCCATGGTGTTAACAACGGTCTTTTTGTCAAAGATGCCGTACTCCAAAGACGGCATATCAAAGGTAATTTCCTGTTCGCTGTGGAACTCTTCAATCTCCGTGGCAGTAATCCGGAGACGCATATATCGTTTATCCGTGCTCAGGCCAACACCCTGGAAGCCCTTGCTGGATTTAACTTTGTATGGGTAGATGATGATGACTTCTTCTAAGTCACCTTCCGGCGAATAAAAGGTCCGATAGGAGTCTTTGTCAAACCAGTACAGACGATACGTCTTCTTGGTGGGGCGGATATAAAAAAGGCCTTTGCCGTACGTCAGGAAGCGATCCCAGATTGAATCCAGACGAGCATCCAGTTTGTTGAACTTGATGACCTGCTGAACGAAATCAAAACGCTGCGTTCCGAAATTATCTTGAGCCGGATAGAACTCTACGCCCTGACGGATGCCAAACATCCGCATCTGTGACAGGTGGGCATTGACCAGCATGGTATCGGCGGGGCCAGTACCATCGCGAGTGATAACTGCCTTGAGGATAGCGTCAAGTGCTGATTTAGGACTATCGCTCATGAGTCAGATAACTTCAAGATTATTCTTCAATATCGTAGCCAGCAGCAATACGTTTGAGTGTAATTGTGTCCCCCTCAACTTCGACGTCGAAACGTTCGTTTGGTTGAAGGCCCATATCGTGGCACAGTTCGTCAGGAAGAGGGATTACTGCGGAGCCGTAGGCGTCCTGCTCAAGCTCAATAGTGTAGTAGCTGGTGGACATTGGAAAGGGATTCTCCTAGTTTAGGTCCAAAATACTTTATCCCTATTTACTCCTAAATTTAAAATTCCAGCTCTAGCTTTCCTCTGGTCATCAAGCCGTTGCAAAGCCAGACGAGAGCATCGACGCAGTCATCGTGAGAGCTTACGCCAAAGTTTACGATCTCATCGGTAAGGGGGCCAAACCGCCGATACTTGTTAAAAATAATCTTCCGCTGTTCGAATAGGCCCATAATACCCCGGAAACGGGCAACTTTATCACCACGGAAGCCCTTGATGGCGTGCCAGTTCATGTTGTAAAGACCGTGGTCTCCCAAGCAGATACGTTTGAAGTCCGCCTCCAGGGATGCCTGATAGGCAACGGCCTCAGACCAAATGTCAATATTTGAACCGGTCGGAAAGTACCGATCGTTGTCTTTGTGAACAACACCCCATTCTTCCATCATTTCCATCAAGGCTTCTAGTTTTTCTAGATTGCCCATGATCCGGATTCGTTTGCAGTCAATAATATGTATTTTTTGTCCGACCCGTCCACCCATTACAAAAACCGTGTAATCGTTTTGCTCCCGGATACCAGCAGAGAGATCAACGCCAACTCCAAGCGAATCAAATTGAGTTCCGATTGTCCCCTTGACAATTAAGTCAGGAGACAGGGAGAGCTCACTAGTCTGAACAATTTGGTTTTGATACTGAAAACTAAAGGCAATAGGGGCTTGTCGTCGACGATCTTGTAAATACTCCAGAGACCAAAGTGCTGGCCAATATGAGATTTCTTCACCCTCTGAATCAACAGTGATCGCAGACTGGACAATCTGAATCCAATCATTGGCTGGAGTAAAAGTGCTGTTATGAATGTCGTCGTGGCGGAAACGAGTTCCCAGACAGATTGCGCGGCCACCCTCAAACATCGTCGGAACAATAACTGAGTTCCAGTTATCTTCCATGGCTGCTCGGATGTCTCGGTTTTTAATATCATCCGCAGACTTAATGGCGTCATCGATAATACAAAGGTGTGAGCGCTTCGACGTCACAGCACCCTTCAAGCCAGCACAGCAAACCGTAAACTCTTCTTCACCTGTTGATTTGATACCTGCGAACTTCCAATCAATACTCCAGTATTCGTTAGAGTTAATGCCTTTGGCAATCTTAACGGTCGGGAAAATCTCTGAGTATGTTTTACTTTCTTCGATAATTCGTTTGATGGCTGCACTTTTAGGCCGCGCCACGTCAACCGTGTAAGAAATGTATAAGATTTTGAGAGGCTTTTTGGCTAGAGCGTGAATGCCAATTGCCCACGCAGTAAACAAACCCAACACAGTTGATTTTGCTGAACCGCGAGGAGCAAGAATATCAACGTTTGGCCCAGCAATACCAACCAAGCACTCGCTATCGTCGCCAGTGCATAGATATTTATGCCACTCTTTGTGGTGAGTGGCTGGTGGTTTATCACCAACAACCTCACAAAAATATCCAAAATCAGTACGAGCCCGATTTACATCAACGGTGGACGAATGCTTAACAACTCGTTTCTGAGCTGCAGCCCTAGCCGTGCGGCGATAAACGCTGTAAAGATTCGTACCTGCCATGCCCGTAGCATAGCGTACTAATTTTTAAGACTCTTCCTGCAGAATCTTGGTCCACACACCCATTGATGCTTCTTGAAGTGGGCCTTCGATTGGGTCGTCACGGAAGATAGACAGCATCTCCCGCAGAGCTCGGTCCGCGCCAGCAAGGATTAAACCTTGCTTATCGAGAAGAATTTTTTCATCGTTAAGCTGTTTTATAGAGCCACGCAGTTCTTTTTGCATCATTGCGATACGGGAAGTACCCATATCTTGCTTCACCATCCCCATATCAATGGCTTCCCGCAGCTTGGCAATGTCCTGCTGCATGGAGTCAATCTCCATCTCCAGTAAGCCGTTAAAATCTCGTTTTTTATATTCTTTCTTTGACCACTCATCGCACTCTACGATGCTTCCTGTAAACCCGAGGAATCGGGAATACAGGTACATCTGGATTGGAGAGTTTGTCCGTTTGC